TTATAGCAGGGCCAGCAGGTGCTTTAGGTTTAACTAAACTAGCAGAGCATGCAGAGAAAAAACAAGCAGAAGCAGTACAGACTAGTTTAGGTACTAAGATGAAAGCTGGTAATATTACTCAAGATCAGTACGATATTTATTCTAGTGCTGTTAAGGCTGCATCTGATAAAATGTTTAAATTTTTAGGTGATGGGGGGCTACATTTTTCTTCGCTGCAAGCTATGCGTGATTATTATGAGGGTTCAAGCGCTGCATCTGATGCCGGTATTATTACAGGATTCGATGATCCTAGCTTTGTTGGCGGGGGTGCTGGATGGGTTAATCCTGATACAGGTCAGGTAGGTATCCCTAGTTCAAGTAGCGATGATGGCCCTAGTGCAGCACAAATAGCCGCACAAAATTCTTCTAATACAGGCGCTTCTACTGCACCGCCCCCAAAACCTAAAACTTCTAGTGAAGGTCAAGACAATAACCCTAATGCCCCTGATAATGATCCAGAAGACGATGGTGGATATGATTTTGGTAGTGCCTATAATTACAATAAAGGCGGCTTAATTAAAAAATAAACGTAAATAACTATAAGGCTACCCGGCAATATTGCTGGCCCCAACATAAAAGGAACTACAACTATGCCAGAACTAACTCAAGTAGAAACACCTAAGAGTGCAGGCTTTGTTCAACCTAAGGGTGGATCACGAGCTAACAAGAGTCGTATTGAGAAAGATGAGGCAGAGCTTAAAGCTCTAATGGAAGCACAGTCAAATGGGCAAGAAGAGGAATCCAGTAGCGAAGGAGCTACGCCAGCCCAAGTACAGACTGAGGGTCGTACCCAACAAAAAGAAGCCAACTCTGAAGGTGAAGCACAAGAAGATAACTTGACTGGTGAAGAGCGTACCTACAAGAAGCGTTACAACGATCTACGTACACACCTTAATAAGCAGTCAGAAGAACTGAAAGCTATTAAAGAGCAGCTAGGTCAAGCTCAGCAGAACGGCACTGTACGTCCACCTACTACAGATGAAAGCATTGAGGCGTGGGCTAAGAAGTATCCTGAGATTGCTGGCATTGTAGAGACAATCGCTGAGAAGAAAGCTCAAGAGAAGTTCAGCCACGCAGATGAACGCTTGCAGCAGATAGACAAGATGAACGCTGAAGCCCAGCGCACTAAGGCAGAGAATGAAATCCGTACTATGCACACAGACTTTGATGATCTACGTGCAAGTGATTCATTTCATGATTGGGCTAGTGAACAACCTAAGTGGGTACAGGATGCTCTATATGAGAACCAAGATGACCCTAAATCAGTTATACGAGTTATTGATCTGTATAAGGTTGATAATGGAATGGACGTTAAAGGTAAGCGGCGTAAGACTAAAGAAGCAGCCTCTGCAGTTGTAACTAAGCGTACAACTAAACCTGACAACGACAACCCAGCAGGACATATTCGTGAGTCACAAGTGCAGAACATGTCTACGCAAGAATACGAAGCAAACTCAGATGCAATCATGGAAGCTATCCGTAGTGGTAAGTTTATTTATGATATTTCTGGGGGTGCACGTTAAAAAGGTATTGACAACGCATAGATATATGCTATAACTATGTATGTTAATTAAGGAATGTTAAGCCCTGCAGAAGTAGCTACCTTTGCATTCCTACTACTACTGAGCAGAAAACTACTAAGATAAGACTTACCTGATCAAGTACAGGCCCGATAGTTCCAAAGTAGGCCAACTGAGGAACCAATCGCACCCTAGAAAGAGCAGCCTCTTACACAGTGTTTAAGCTTAATTACTTATAAGCCTAACATCTATGGAGGATAACAACATGGCTTTCGCATCAGCATCAGGATACACTAACTTGCCAAATGGCAACTTTAGTCCTGTAATCTACTCGAAGCAGGTACAGCTTGCTTTCCGTAAGTCCACCGTATGTGGTGACATTACGAACTCTGATTATTTCGGTGAGATCTCTGGACAGGGTGACACTGTTAAAATCATTAAAGAACCTGAAATCTCAGTGAGTGCCTACACTCGTGGTGAAACTGTTGCAGCACAAGATCTTGCTGACGCAGATTTCTCATTGGTTGTAGATAAAAGTAACTACTTTGCTTTCAAGATGGATGACATCGAAGAAGCGCACTCCCATGTAAATTTCATGAGTCTTGCAACCAATCGTGCAGCTTATCGTTTGGCTGACCAGTATGACCAAGAAGTTCTTGGTTACTTGGCTGGTTACAAACAGTCAGCTTTACACGCTAATGCAAACACAGTTAACAACGTAGTTAACGGCACAAAAGCAAACACGGCTGCTGGTACAGACGAATTGCTTACAGCTAACAAACTGAAGAAAAGTGACTTCGGCAACATCACTACTGCAAGTGCTGCTGATCACTCAATCCCAGTTGCTGCACGTTTGCCGGGCGCAACAGCTTTGCCAACCGCAACTGTTTCACCAGCTATGTTGGTTTCACGTATGGCTCGTCTGTTGGATCAACAGCAAGTAGACTCACAAGGTCGCTGGCTGGTAATTGACCCAATCATGATGGAAGTCCTTCGTGACGAAGACAGCCGCTTGTTGAATGCTGACTTCGGTGGCTCAGGTCTACAGAATGGCATGGTCTTGAATAACTTCCACGGCTTCCGTGTATACACTTCAAGCAACCTTCCAGCAGTAGGTACTGGCGCTGGTACAACTGGTACAGCTAACCAAAACACTAACTATGGTGTTATCGTTGCTGGACATGACTCAGCCGTTGCAACTGCAGAGCAGATCAACAAAACTGAAACATACCGTGACCCCGATTCATTCGCTGACATCGTGCGTGGTATGCACCTATATGGCCGCAAAATCTTGCGTCCAGAAGCATTGGTTACAGCTAAGTACAACTTGGCGTAAACTTAATAGTAGGAGGGCTGCTTTCGGGTGGCCCTCTTATTCTATCTAACGTAATCTTTAGGATGTGCCATGTCTACCTATGTAGAACTTACAAACGAATTACTGAGACGTTTAAATGAAGTTCCTGTGGATATTGCGGGTTCTGACTTTACATCTCTACGTAACGTACAGGCTACAGCTAAAGACGCTATCAATAGCAGTTTAAGAGAGATCTACCAGACAGGCCAAGAGTGGCCCTTTTTGAAGACTACATATACACAAACACTTACAGCAGGTACTCGTGAGTACACCTTCCCTACTACTTACTCTAGCGTAGACTGGGAAACATTTTATTTAAAGAAGAACTCTACTAAAGAGAACACACCTACAGTATTAAAAGCTATAGCTTACGAAGAGTACATTAGCATATATAGACCTATGGATGATTTAGCGGATCAAGTAAACGGTGATTCAGCGCCTATAAAAGTCTATCAGACATTCGGAGATTCTTTCGGTGTCACACCTATTCCTGACGCAGACTACGAGATTGAGTACGTATACTGGAGTGTACCTACTTCATTAACTAACTACAACGACATATGTGTTGTACCTGAGCGCTTCAATCACGTTATCATTGACGGTGCTATGGCGTACATGATGCACTTTAGGAGTAATGAGCAGAGTGCTAACATGCATCAGCAGAAGTTTGAGCAAGGCATTAAAAGTATGAAGCGTGTCATGTTCGATGATGAACTAAGGCTACGCTCTACAGTTATCGAAAGATAAACATGGATAGGTTAAACACAAACCTTACAGTGTGCAGCGGTGGTCTTATAACTAATGTAGATCCACTAACACACGCCTCTGCTTTAGGCGGTAGTGCTTTACGTATGATTAACTATGAGCCATCTCTATCGGGTGGCTATAGACGTATCAGCGGGTTTTCTAATGACTACGGTACTGTACCGGGTAACGGGGCTACTTTAGGGGTACATGTAAATGGAAACTTACATGATGGTATTTTTGCTTGCAGAAAGCCTGATTCTGGGTATAACTATCTACACAAGTGGAATAACTCTAGTTCCTCATGGGATGCCGTAACTTCTACAGGTAATCCTACTATGACGGGTGTAAGCCGTGTACGCTTTGCTGAGTATAACTGGACTGGTGAAGTATTACTTTTAACTGATGGTATCAACCCTGCTGCTCTCTATGATGGTACTAGCTACACACAGATTACGCACACTAATGCACCTGACAATCCTGAATTTGCAGAAGAGTTTGCTTCACATATATTCTTAGCTGGCGATCCAACAGAGCCGTTTAACCTATTCTTCA